AGCACGTCTAAGCCAGTTGAGTATGTGCCTCGCGGGCCAGAAGATGTCGGCAACGCTGAGCAAGCGACTGAGTTCATGCACCATGAATTTACACGCCTAAACGGGTACGGCGTAATGAACGATGTTTTCCAAGACGCGCTAGTTAAAAAACAGGGCATCGTAAAGGCATATTGGATGTCTTACCCGGAAGCAGAAATTTACACATACACAGACCTTACAGACGACGAATATACCTACTTGGTCGACGACGACAGCGTGACTGTAATTGAACACAGCATGGAAATGACCATTGCCTTAGACGAAATGGGCATGGAAGCAGAAATGCCATCACATAGCGTAAAGCTAAGCCGCCAAAAGGAAAATGGTGAGCTTTGCTTTGAGAGCGTCCCCCCAGAAGAATTTTTTGTAAATCGTGAGGCGCGCAGCTTAAAAGATGCCTATGTGGCGGCACACCGCACAGACGTGCGCGCTGGCGATTTGATTGCAATGGGGTTTGAGCCAGAGATTGTCCTCAACCTAAACAGCCTCGAAAGCGGCTCTGAGATGAGCGAAACTGAAATATTTGAACGTCGCGGCTATGATATGAATACGTCGGACGAAGATGAGCAAGATCCTGCAATGAAGATGGTTACGGTTACTGAAGCGTATATGCGGATTGATGTGGACGGCACTGGCATTCCCGTGCTTCACAAGATCACATGTGGTGGAACTAATTACGAAATGCTGGACTATGAGCCATGCGATGAATTGCCGTTTGCAAAATTTGAAATTGACCCAGAGCCTCACGCTTTCTATGGACGGTCATTGGCCGAAATAGTTCTGGACGACCAAGACGCGGCGACAGCAATATTGCGCTCCATTCTTGACAACGTAGCGATGACAAATAACCCAAGAATAGGCATTGTAGAGGGCGCCGTAAATATTGACGACGTATTGAACAACGAAATTGGAGCCATTATTCGCATGAGGCAAGCCGGCGCAGTGCAGGATCTATCGGTCCCGTTTACCGCTGGTCAGACGCTTGGCGCGCTTACATACTTAGACGGCCTAGTGGAGAGCAAGACAGGTGTTTCCCGTGCCTCAATGGGCTTAGACCCTGATGCAATGCAGTCTACAACAAAGGCCGCCGTGCAGGCGACTGTGCAGGCCGCAGCGGGTCAAGTTGAAGTTATGGTTCGCAACCTTGCTGACGGGATGCGGGACTTGTTCGGCATCATGCTCCGACTGATGAGCAAGAACGTGGACGAAGAGCAGATGATGCGGCTAAGCGGCGGTTTCGTGCCTGTTGATCCCCGGGTCTGGGATATGTCTATGGACGTAACCATCAACGTTGGGCTTGGCACTGGCCGGGAAGAGGAGAGGGCGATGGCTTTGGCCCAAGCCTTGCAAATGCAAACTATGGTCTACCAAAATTACGGACCAATGAACGGTTTAGTTAGCATGACTAACATTCGGAACACATTGGCCGATCAATTGGCTGTCGCTGGCATTCGCAACGCTGACCGTTATTTTGCGCCGATCACGCCAGAGATTGAAATGCAGATGTTGCAGCAACAGCAGCAAGCACAAGCCGACCAAGGGCAGGCTTCCGATCCAAACGCCGCGTTCTTGCAAGCTGAGCAAATGAAGGCTCAAACTAAAATGCAAGGCGATATGGCAAAGCTACAGCTTGAGACGCAGAAGGCCGCCGCGAACGACGACTTGAAGCGTGACCAGATGGCGCAAGACTTGCTAGTTAACGCCGCCAAAATATACGGAGAATACGGAACTTCGGTTGACGTGGCCCGGATACAAGCTGAGCAAGAGAAGGCCCGCGCTATGGGCCAAATGATGCAGCCGGGCATGCCGCAATGACAACAGAGATACGCATAGAGGCCCAAGAGGCCCGTCGCTTAAAAGACGACACTGCATTTAAGCAGTTTGTGCAGAATGTGCGCGAAGATCAAATGAAGATTTTTGCAAGCAGTGGTGCGGCTGACGTGGCCGCCCGTGAAGAGGCGCATGCAATGCTGCGTGCGCTAAACCAGATCGAAGTGAACCTTGACGCCGCACTTGCAGCAGAGACACTCTTAGATCGCAAACAGAGGAAGTAGTACCGATGGAATCGACTACCCTAGAACAAGCCGCAGAAGGCCTGCTGGCACCCGCAGAAGACAATTCTGGCGGCAATAATCTTGATGAAGCTGTAGAGACAATGGTTGAGCCTGATGACGATCAAGCTGAAGAAGTTGAGGTTGCAGACGAGGATCAAGATGACGTTGAGGCATCCAACGAAGATTATGATGATGCCGAGGTTGACGACGAAGACCCAGAAGAGGCTACTGAAGACACCACTGCTTTCTCCGTTAAAGTTGACGGCAAGGAAGAGCAATGGACACTGGATCAGTTAAAGCAATCTGCTGCGGGACAAGCGGCAATTAATAAGCGGTTTCAAGAAGTCGCTGAAGCGCGAAAGCAAATTCAGCAACATGCAGCCGCATTGCAACAGCAGCAACAGCAAGTGGCACACTTGCACCAGCAAGCGCAGAACGGTGGTATGCAAGCCCCAACTCCTCCAACCCGTGAGCTTTTTGAATCCGACCCAATAGGGTTTATGGAAAACAAATTACGGTACGATGAGGAAAAGGCAAACTACGACCAAAATATGCAACAGTATCAGGTTATGCAGCAGCAACAGACGCAAACTCAGAAAGAGGCAGAACAAGCCTACCTTGCAGAGCAAGCAGAAGAGTTGCAGAGGTATATTCCTGAGTTCGCAGACCCAGAAAAACGGACTGCGTTTATACAGAATACGTCGAACAAGGCAAAGCAGCACTATGGTCTAACAGACGACCAGATTGGAACTGTAAAAACCGCCGTTGAGACGCGCATTCTGAACGATGCTATTAAGTATCGTGAACTAGTTGCAAAGCGAAAATCCGTGCAGGCCAAGGGTGATAAAGCCCGGCCTGTCGTAAAAGCTGGTGCCAAACGGCGGCCAGATGGAGTTGCTGAAACTCGTAAAAAAGCGCAAGCGCGCTTGCAGAAAACAGGTTCAATGGAAGATGCATTGAGCTTGATCTTAAAACAGTAGTCTTTGAAAGGACGCACCAATGGCACAGCCAGCAAATACATTTGACACCTATGATTCTGTAGGTATCAAGCAAGATCTAAGCGATATGATCTATAACGTGGACCCAGATGCCACACCTTTTTACTCCAAATGTGGCAAAACAAAAGCAAGAAACACTTTAGTTGAGTGGCAGACACAGGCGCTGCGTGCTTCGGCCGTAAACGCTCACATTGAGGGCGATGCAACATCCGCTGATGCAGTTACTCCAACTGTAAGGCTTGGAGCCAGAACCCAAATTTTCAAAAATGCGGTTGTGGTCACAGATACGGATGAAGCTGTAGATAATGCAGGCCGGGCTAAAGAGCTTGCATACCAAACTTTGCTCATTGCTAAAGAGCAAAAATTGGACATCGAAAAAGCTTTGTTTGCCAATCAGGGCAACGTAGTTGGTTCAGCAACCGCTGCGCGTAAAACTGGCGGCGTACCATCATGGTTGATCTCAAATGTTGATTTTGTTTCTGCCAGCTCTGGCGCAAACCCAACAGGCGACGGCACCAACGCCCGTACAGACAGCGGCGCACCAACTGCATTTACGCAGGCTAAATTCGATGGTGTTATGCAGGAAATTTGGGACGAAGGTGGCAAGCCAGATACAGTGTACCTCTCATCATTCCAGATGAATGTAGCCCTTGGTTTCGTCGGTAACAATAATCAGCGTTCTGGCGTACAAGCTGGCGATGAAACTGTTGTAAAATCTCTCGCGGTATACGTCACTCCTTGGGGTACGGTTCAATTCATGCCATCCCGGGAGAACCGTAGCAGGGACGTATTTATCCTTCAGGATAATATGTGGGAAACCTCAGTCTTGCGCGGGACTAAGAACGTCGCACTTGCGAAAAATGGCGACAATACCACTCGTCAGGTTACAACCGAATTGGCTCTTTGCTCAAAGAACGAAAAAGCCAATGGCGCGATTTACGACAACACATTTTCGTAATATAATAAATAGGGGGGCGGTTGTTCGCCCCCTTAACCTAACTGGAGAAGCCAAATGAAAAAAGTTTTAGTTGTTGGATTTAAGATACACACTACCCTCGGGAAGCTAGTGAAAGGTGACACGGCTGAGCTGCCCGACGCAGAGGTTGAAACGCTAATGCGTGTCCGCCCAGACGCGATGAAGGTTCTTGGAGACGTTGAGGCGGCCCCAGAGCCGGCACCAACCAAGCGCGCAAAAAGTAAATAGATCATGGCAAAAATTGCAGAAAAAATTAGCTTTGAGCATGATAACATGGTCATTAAGCAGCGCCACGACGTGAGCCAAGCGCTTAAAGACGCGCAGTCGGCTAGAGACGCTGGCGTGGGCATGTCTGGTGAAAACCGCCTTGCAGGCTTCCTAGATGGCGCCGTGCTTGGCGCATGGCTTAAAGAGGCCGGCGTGGCTTGGTCGGACACAGAGGCGGCGAAGGAAGTCGTCAAGCGCAAAATGATGTCTGGCGAGTTTTCCAAATTTAGAGTTTGGGAAGGTAGTTTTTAAAATGGAAATGGACGCGATCTTGAATATACTTTTTGCCGCTGTGATTAGCGGCCTCGGCTGGATGATTAAAAGCCAGAAAGAAGAGCTGGCGCGCGTTACCATTCTGCTTAACAAAACACGAGAAGAGCTTGGTCGTGACTATGTTAGCAAAACTGATAGTTCTCAGGTGTTGAGCCAAATAATGAATAAGTTTGACCGAATTGAGGAAAAAATTGACCGCCTAATGGAGCGTTAGAAATGATTGAAGTTTTAGCTCTAGCCGGCATGGTTACAAAAGTGGCCTCGGGCATTAGCTCCGCCATCAAGGCGGGCAAAGATGTCAATTCTCTGATGCCAGAGTTTGGAAAGCTGGCGAAACTTGAAAGCGAAATAAACTTAGCTGAAACTGGTAAACACAAAGGCCCATTGGGCCGCCTTAGTTCTTCGGAGCAAGAAGGTTTTGCCTTAGCCTCAGCTAAGATAGCTAAAGCCAAGGCTTGGGACGAACTCCGCTCTCTGTGCAGAAGCGGCCCCGATGCGGAAGTCGGGCTATGGGATGCAGTTGTATTTGAGACAGCCCAAGTTAGGAAACGGCATAAACTCGCGCTAGAAGCGCAGGCCGAAAAGCGAGACAAGATCTTCTGGATTATTTCTATACTTTTTTTTGTCACTTTATTTGCCATTGGGACAGGCGGTTTAATTTGGGGCGCGGCTTTATGGGCGGGGAACAATAAATAATGAATAAATTTAGACAGGCAGGCAATTTTGATAAAGGTAAAAGAAAATGAGCATACTGAGCGCCCTAATTGGGCCAGCCACTGAACTCGCTGGAAAATTTATCGAAGATAAAGACAAAGCTATGGCTTTAGGACATGAGCTTAGCACAATGGCCGACAAGCACGCGCAGGCAGCCTTGTTAGCGCAGATAGAAGTAAACAAGGCTGAGGCTAAAGGAAACTGGTTTCAGGCGTCTTGGCGTCCTTTGTGTGGCTACGTTTGTGTCATGGGCTTGATGGTCAACTTTCTTATATCTCCCATTTGCGCTGGGTTCGGGCTTATAATCCCGCAAGCCGAAATGACCACTATGCTTCCAATTTTAACAGGTATGTTAGGTCTGGCTGGAATGCGAAGCTTTGAGAGAGTAAAAAAGGTAGAAAAGTTATGAAGGGCGTAAAACATTATAAAAAAAGTGGTGTAGAGCATAAAGGCAGCACTCATAAAATGTCTGATGGCTCTATCCACAGTGGGAAATCTCACACTAAGGCAAGCGTAAAAATTATTCACTATAGTGGTCTAAGTAAGGCCGCAAAGGCAGTCGCCAATGGCACCAACAGGAAATCAAAATAGGGGATCGTATTATGGCATCTGGACTATATTCCAACATCGCCGCAAAGAAAAAGCGCATAGCCGCTGGATCTGGCGAGAAAATGCGTAAGGTTGGCTCCAAGGGCGCACCGGCCAAGGGCGCGTTTAAACGTGCAGCCCTGACGGCTAAGAAAAAATGAGCGATGCAATGCGCGCCCTCCAAACCAAAGTCGGCGTTGGAGCTGACGGTGCGTTTGGTCCAAACACCGCTAGAGCGATTGCGGCTCATTATGGTTTATCTCCAGCGCGGGGCGCCCACTTGATGGGCCAAGCTCACCACGAGAGCGGCGGGTTTAAACTTACCCGGGA